CTAAAGAGTCCCTAAAACCTCAATTGCTTGGTTATTCTCTTCGTCAAATTGCTCCTCTAATAAATGAGAGTACACTTCCAATGTGATACGCATATTTTTATGTCCTAAACGTTTACTGATATATTGAATAGAAACACCTTTAGATAATAGATAACTACAGTGTGTGTGACGCAGCGCATGAGTAGTTATCTTTTTTATATCCAATTCTTCGCATAACTCTCCACGTCTTGCATTCACTCTTTTTACTCTCGGCAGTATGCCTCTATCTTTAAAAATGTAACCGTCCATACTAATAGCCCATGTAGCAATCACTTTTCTGATATGCTGCATATCTTCTTTTGCTACGTCCACATAGCGTGGCGAAGAGTCTGTTTTCTGCTCATCAATATAAAGGTCTTTACCGATATAACTCGATTTCATATTGATTGCACCGCTCACACGACAACCTGTGCAGATCATGATAAATAAAATCAAATCCATTCTTTTATTACTTTGCATCAGTTTATTTTTTAATCGTTTATATTCTTCTATACTTATAAATTTGTCTGTTTCTTTTTTAGGCTCATGACCTGCTTTGAATGTAATTCTATATACAGGATTACGTTTGATTAAACCGTCATACACTGCATCATCTAATGAGGTTTTAAGCAATGATCGCATTTTTCTGCCCGTCACTTGACTACGTGTCTCTGTATACGCAGTAAGGAAATTCTGAACATCAAGACGTGTCAATTTTGCTATCGGTATATCTGCTATTTTGAATGATTTTAATATTTTTAAATTACTTTTATAACCTCCGTACGTTGATTTTGATACTGAGTTACGTTTATAGGTAATAACCCACTGCGTTAAGTACTGATGTAATGTCAAAGTGTTATCAGGGGAATAGCCTTGTTGTAATTCATTCAACTTCTCTATACCTGCGTATTCAGCTTCCTTTTTAGTACGGAATCCTTTTTTACGGTAGCGTTTGTTATTATATTTGAATTCATATTGCCATTTGCCTTTTTCGTATTGTCTCATTCGCATAATGCATTCCTCCTCAAAAAAGGTAAAAAATAATAAGGGTACGGTGGTGTACCCAATAAATATTGTTTCGTTTCGAAAAATAGAGTATAATAAGATGAAAAAAGGGGAGGAGATTTAATGGAAATTATTTTTGTTTTATTGAACGTTATAGCTAAAGTTTCTATGTTCGTAATTCTCCTATTACCCGTGTATATATTGTCGTTTTATTTATTAAAATTCGTATTAAAGTTTTTAGATTTCTATAATATTAATACAATAAAAGTTATAGCTTTATCTTTATCAATTATTATCATTTTAACGAATGTGAAATTTTTAGACGTCTATTGATTAGACGTCTTTTTATATTTGTTAATATCCGGAACTTCAGCTTCGCCTTCCTTTTTTAATTTCATCATTTCTTCTTGATGTCTATTTTCTTCTTTTTGTTCTTTTAAATTTTGCTCTTTGAATTTTAAATTTTTTCCGATTATCCCATCATTTTTATAATGCAATGCCCCGATTTCAAAATCACCACCTAGTAAAATATTACTGATAATACATAGGCCAATAATGAATTTAGCTCCAGAAACTCCTTTAGCTTCATATTCTTGTTTTCCTGGAGATTTAATATAAATAGTACTTGTTAAATTAGAAAGATCGTAAAAATCATTGATTATATACTCATTAGCTACCCAAGGAATATTAGTTAAAGTTCTTATATTTTCTGCTGACAAGTTGTTTTTCTTATTTATTTTTATTGAGTAAACAATTTTTTCTCCTTTTACATAAAAATCATGTAAAGATGAATCTATTTCGTTTGCGTAATCGTTAATGTCGGATATCGTATGATGACTTTGTAACATCTTAAATAATTTTAGATCTAAATTTCTTTTGCTTATAGATTTAATGGTTTTAATTTTACGTCGTTTGATATAAGGACAGTTTCCTTCATCAATTTCGGTTTGTGTGATTCTTTGATTATATACGTCGCCAGTAATCTCACAAAACATAAGAACTTGAGAACCTACAGAAGGAAGTATAACGATATCACCGATTTTCATCTTATTATAAAACTTGTCTATATTGTTTATAATTAAAGTTTGCTGTTTATTTTCTGGATAATATTTATCTAATATGCGTAATGCATATTCTTTATTAACATTTTCGCAATACTCTTTTTTATCAAGTTTATTCCAGCCAATTGCTATAAATTCATCACTTGTAAATTCTTCGTACCAACTACCACCTTCAGTACGAAGCAACCAATATTTTCTATCTACAGGTATATTGGGTATTTCTAAATTATGCGAAGAAAAAACTTCTAAAATTTGTTTGTTTAAACTAGTATCCATTACCTATCTCCTTTTTTATTAATATATGCCCTTCCATCCCTCAACCTCCTTTAACCTACTCATCATCTACTAATAAATCAGTTACATTTATAGTTATCTCTTTTGTAACAGGATTGATATTCAAGTTTTGTCCGTATCCTAGAGATTTAACTTGAATATTTTCGTTTTCAAATTTTAAAGCTATTTCAACGTGTTGATAATTTTGTAAAACTAACAAAGTATCTTCATTAGTCACGATATTGTATGAACCTTTTCCATTAAAATTAACTTTCCAATTTTTAAATTCCATTTCTTACCTCCTTCGCCCCAGAGTGGAGGGGGAGTTATTATTTCAGTGTATTTTCCATTGATTTTTTATATTTCTCAAATGTTTTATCGTCAATATCTCCATTCATTTGAATTAGAAACTTATCATCATCACTTTTATAAGTATGTGAATAAAACATTGCAGTCTCTTTTCCTAAGTCATCATAATACTTTTTCGTTTGATCTAAATCATCTTTGTTTTTGAACTTCATTAAACGAGCGTTTTTATAATTGCCATCTTCGCCTTTTTCAACTCCAAAAATTACAGCTTTATCAGCTTTCATAGGTGCCATACCATAATCGTCTTTAGTCATTTCTCTTTCTTCATTTACAGTTAGACCATCATCATTAAATCCTTTTGTAACATCTTTAACATCATAATTTTTACCACATGCGGATAAAATAAAAATAGCAATCACAATAAAACCTAAAAACTTTTTCATTCTACATTTCTCCTTTTATAAAACTATTTTTCCTACTACTTTCAAATCATTAAATGAACTAACTGTAATATCTTCATACTTCGGATTCAAAGAGATGAGTTTAAGATATTCCGGATGAATATCCACGCGTTTGATAAAGCTTGTACCATCAAGAACCACTAAAGCGATCGTTCCGTCCTTAATGTTAGTTTCTCTTTTGATAAATGCATATGTACCTTCTTTAATCATTGGTTCCATCGAATCACCGTTAACTAAAATGCAGAAGTCAGCACCTTTAGGCACTTCATCTTCAAAAAACTCAACATCTTCCTCAATTAAATCATCAAATAATTCTTCGCCGACTACACCAGCAGCTGCAGCGTGCATACGTTTGATAGTAATAATATTTTTGTCGTTTTCAGATACTTCATTGTTTTGCTCTTCTAATTGTTTATTAGCAAAATCTAGAACGTTGTGCTGGCGTGGAGGTGTTAGTTGATTGTACACAGTTGTGATGTCGTTGTCATTTATAATTCTATCTTTAGATATATCGAACCCCATCAACCAAGCTTCATTAACATTTAATACTTTAGCTAATTCGAAAACCTTATCTTGTTTAGCTTCATATTTACCTTTTAAGTAATCACTAATTGAATTTCTACCTATACCGGTTCTCCTAGATAATTCTGATTGTGAAATGCTTCTTTCTGACATGATTTGTTTTAATCTATTTTTAAAACTGTTCATTTTTCTGAACACCTCCTGAATACATAATACTATTTATGGCAACGTTTATCAATAATTTTTAACAATACTTGTACAGAAAAATGTATTTTTATTGTTGACTTATTTTAACTTAGGTGGTTTAATTGAGTTGTACAGAAAACCGAACAAGGAAGGAGTGAAGCTATGACATACGATTTCGATTATAGTTTATTGTACGATAGAATGGCTGAATATAGATATAGTCAGAGCTCTTTAGCAAACGCTATACCTATTTCTCGAACGTCTATCAATCACAAATTACAAGGGAAAAATTTGTTTACTCAGTGGGAGATAAAAAGAATTTGCGAATTACTAGATATACCTCCTACAAAAGTAGGGAAATATTTTTTTGAACAAAATGTACGGAAAACTGTACAAACAACTTAATAGGAGGATAAACAATGACTGAACCAAACAAAAAACCTCAAACTACTCATGGCAGTGAGCAGAATGAGGGCGATGAATTTAAATTAGGGTTAAATATCAACCTTAATCTTTAGATAAGTAACCTTCATCTTGTAATTTTTCTAACGTAGTTAAAAGAACATTATTAGATGCTGCAGTTGAAATTCTCATTATGACAGTAAACAACTTGTTGAAATCTAATTCACCATTTACATCATAAGCATCATTAACTTGTTCTTGTATTTTTTCTGGAGTCAGCATATCGTTTTGAATTTCTTCAACTGACTCAGAAACAATTTTATACATTTCAGACATTAGTAACACCTCCTTTCGTAAGGAGTTAAACAAAGTATACCAGAAAGGAGAATATCAAATGATTATGACTAACTTATTACTCGTTATCCACTTGATTATGAATATAGCAATTTTAATCATGCTGATAAGAATCGGTAGAGATTAAAACGTAAAGTAAACTGCTTTTCAAATTAATTAACAAGAGAGGAGAAGACTTAGCATGTCAGAAAAAAAGCAAAAACAACCTAGCGCGGAATTATGCCAATACTGGTTTGAGTTTATGTGGAAGCATGGAGCCATTCAAAAAACATATGAACAGGAGAAAGAAAAATGCAAAAATCATTCTGGATCGCATACGCATTCTGCTTTGCAAGCACATCCGTCCTGACATTTATCACACAAGATTTCATTATATCCGCAGCGTGGTCATTGCTTTTATCGTTAGCAGTTTTTCTGTTCTTCGATGTCTGGTACTTCGAAGAAGATGAAACAGAGGAAGCAGTCGATGACGGAGAAGAGTATATTACGTTATTTACGATTAAGTATTAAAAAAGACTGCTAGCAAAGGCAATTGCTAACAGTCAAAGTAGAGGTTGATACTTATATCAGTTTTTCAACCTCTACCATATCAAAAACTGGAGGGATAAGCAAATGGACCTTAAAAAATATTCACATAAATTTATCGACATGTTAGATGAGTCGGACGTACAAGGTACGATCGAATACTCTAATTATGATAAAAAGCAAACACTAGTACTCACATACAGAAAAGACTTAGACGTCCAACATGTGATTGTAGGTAGCGATAATAGCGAAGAATACAAAAAGCAATGCGTAGCAAATATAGAAAAAATATTGAGTGGAGGTTTGAAGTCGTAATGAACTTATTCAATTTAAATCAACAATATGAAGCGCTTCGTAATCAAATTGATGAAGGTATCGAACCAGAAGTTTTGAAAGACACACTGGAATCTATCGAAGCGAGTATTGATGTCAAAGTCGATAACACAATAGGACTATACAGAAGTGTAGAGGGAGACATTGAAACTGTGGATAAGGAAATCAAGCGTCTGCAGACAGTGAAGAAACAGAAGCAGACTTTCATCCACACGCTTAAAACATTGCTGCAGGATATGCTTGAATACCGTGATTTAGAAAATTATCGAACATCTACAAACTACATTTATAAACGTAGAAATGCGCCGAGCGTCCACATCACAAATGAAAAACTGATTGATAAATCATACTTTATCGAACAAGCACCAAAACTGGATAAGAAAGCACTCAAAGAAGATATTCAAAACGGTGCAGATGTGCATGGTGCAGAATTGCGTGAAAGCGAAAGCCTGGTGATTAAATAATGAGTTTCAATATCACAAGTGCTAAAGATATCAGAACAGACAAAGCAACTTATTTAATTTATGCGAAACCAGGCACAGGCAAAACACACACATTGAATTTTTTGCCGGGCAGAACACTCTACATCAATGTGGACAAATCAGAACGACCATTAAAAGGTAATGAGAGTGTGGACATTTTAGAATTTAATACCCACGAAGCATGGAAAGAGTGGAGCGAATTAATGAAGTGGTTAGCAGACAATAAAGAAATTCTTAACCAATACGACACTATCGCTATCGACAACATTTCAGAATTGTTTAGATCAATGTTAGCAAACTTAGGGCGTAATGGTAAAAACGAACGTGTACCAGAGATGAGTCACTACCAGCGCGTAGACTTCTTTACAATAGATAGTTTGCGTTTTCTACAAAGCTTAAAAAAGCGTTTAGTATTTCTTGCTTGGGAAACGAATTATGAAAACTACACGCCTGCAGGGCAACAAATTACGCAAGCAGTACCAGATATACGTAAAACAATTAGAGATAACGTCGCAGGTCTTTGTCAAATCGTAGCGAGATTAGTGTTTAACGAGAAGTCTGGTAAACGTGGCTTTATACTAACGCCAAGCAATAACGTATTTGCTAAGAATCAATTAGATGATAGAGAACATTGCTTGCAAGAGGATTTGTTCAAAGTGGGTGATGTGGATGATACCACTACGTGATTATCAGGAAGAGTTGCTGAACGGACTATATAAAAGCATGGCAGAGCATAATAAAAATATTATGGTACAAAGTCCTGCCGGCAGCGGTAAGTCTGTAACGATGTCAGAAGTTGCAAGAAGAGCAACGGAGAAAGGTAATAGAGTTTTGTTTTGCGTCCACAGAATAGAGCTTGTAAATCAAATTAAACAAACCTTTAAGGCTAATGATGTTGACATGAATTTATGTCATGTAGGTATGGTTCAAACCATAAGAAATAGAGTTAAACGAGGAACCGAGCCTGAACCTTCAATTATATTGGTGGATGAAGCACACCACTCTCTTGCTAAGACCTATAAAGATATTTTCGATGCATTTCCTAACGCTTTTATTTTTGGATTTACAGCGACTCCTTATCGAATGAATGGCAAAGGTTTTACTGAAATATTTCAAGAATTAATTACAGGTAAATCCGTTAAATGGTTAATTGACAACAAACGATTAGCACCTTTCAAATACTACTCAGTCAACTTAATCAATAGCGATGAATTGAAAAAAGCCTCCACAGGTGACTATAAAAACGACTCAATAGATAAAGCAATGAAACCGACTATATATGGCGATGTGGTCGAAAATTATCGTAAATTTGCGGAAAACAAAAAAACAATTATATATACACATAACGTTGAATCCAGTATACGTGTTGCAGAGAAATTTAATCAATCAGGTTATCGTGCATTGCAAGTAGATGGAAAAACACCGAAAGATGAGAGACATGAAGCAATGGAGTTATTCAGAAGTGGAAAGGTAAAAATTCTGGTAAATGCTGAGTTATATGGTGAGGGTGTTGATGTTCCGGATTGTCAATGTGTCATATTGCTACGACCGACGAAATCACTCACATTATTTATTCAACAGACCATGCGTTCAATGAGATATCAACCTAATAAAACGGCAATCATCATTGATCATGTAGGTAATTATATGAGGCACGGGCTGCCTGATACTAACCATGAATGGGATGAACACTTTAAAGGTCTTAAGAAAAATAAAAAAGAAAACACTATTATGGCTAAAGAATGTCCAGAGTGTTTAAGTGTCATCCCTGCAGCACATTCAGAGTGTCCTTACTGCGGTTATGAATGGCCTCCGCTAGAGCGCGAAGATTATAAAGTTGATGAAAATGCAGAATTAGAAGAAGTCGGCAGCAGTTTTGTATTGGAAATGCGTAAACCTGAAGATTGCAAGTCAGTTGAAGAATTATACGAAGTTGCAAGGAATTTAGGATATAAGCCTGGTTGGGCTTATGTACAAGCAAAAAGATTAGGAATGTTGGGGTGATTGTAAATGTATGAACATACTAAATATAAAGGTGGAGAAATCATTAATGGATTAACCATCATTGGTGATACCGGAAAGCGCACTGAAAACGGGAATTATGCTATTTACTTAGTTAAAGATAGCGAAGGTAATTATAGAGAATACCAATCAGTTAATATATCCAGAGGACATGTTTCTGGCTATAGAACAAGTCAAAAATGTCGTGAAAAAGCTCGTCAATCAATGAATGAGCTAAATAAAAATAGAAATAAGCATTTAAAAAAACGAGGATATGTAAATGGCACTGTAACTTGGGCAAAGAACCTTAAAATACCAACAAATAATACTTCAGGTTACAAAGGTGTGAGTCTTTTGAAAGCAAAACCAGGTAAAAGAAAAAAAGATGCTTGGAGAGCTTATATAGTAATAAAACAAAAACAGATTTACTTAGGAACTTATGAAAATAAACAAGATGCAATTATGGCGCGTAAATTAGCAGAAGAAAAATATTTTAATCAAAAAGGAGAATTTTAATTATGACAAACTTTACTTTAAACATGGAAGATACTTTTGACGGTGGTATTCAAGACGGAACTTACGAGGTAGTAATTACAAAATGTGAAGAAAATGCGACACAAAGCGGAACAGAACATGTGGATATGCGATTAACAATCAGAAACGATATTGATCAGAAATTTAAAAACAACATTGTCTTTCATAAAATTTGGAAAGCAAAAGCAACAGGTAAATACGATATGCGTTTCTTTAATACAATCGGTGCCGCTGCTCAATTGCAACAAGGCAAGCAATACTCATCAATTGAAGAATTATTCAAAGATTTCTTAGGTAAACCCGTACGTGTCACTGTTAAAAATGAAACATCAGAATATAACGGCAAAACGTATGAAAACTTAAATGTTAAGCGTTGGGATAAAACGAAATTCCCTGAACTTGGACACAAATTCAAAACAGAAGATGGAGGAAATCCATTTGCAGGTGCAGATGTGATTGACGATAACGAAGACTACCCATTCTAAAGCAGTGAGGGGTTATCCCTCTCTTGCTTACTTAAAAAGGAGTTATACACATGTATGAAGAAATTCCAATAGATTTAATGGAACGAGATACATGGGTCTGTTGGAAGATTGAAGAAACAGCTAATGGCCGAAAAACAAAAAGGCCGATAGATCCAAACACAGGCTCATATGCAAAAAGCAACGACTCCTCCACATGGAGTGATTACGAAACGGCAGTAGAAATGTCGAAGAATTTCGACGGCATCGGTTTTATGTTAGGTGATGGTATTTTCGGGATCGATATTGACGGTGTAGAAAAAGAAATACAGGAATACCTCGCTAATGAAGATGTAGACAATATTGTGGGAGAATTTATTGAAACAATGGAAAGTTATGCAGAAATATCTCCGAGCGGTAAAGGTATCCACATCTTAGTTAGAGGCGAACTGCCTAAAGGCGGCAGACGACGCGGCAATGTAGAAATGTATGAAGAATTGAGATTTTTAACATTTACAGGTTTCCGCATCGGACGTTTTAAGGAAGTCTCAGAAGATGAAATGGGCAAGATTAACTACCTGCACAATAAATATATTGCTCAACCAGAATCAGAAACAAAGCAGATCAACAACACAAAAGGTACAGGCAATGATTTATCGGCAGAAGAATTGATTGATATAGCTAAAAAATCAAAAAACGGACTACGTTTTACCACATTGTTTGAAGGTGACTGGACACAGTTCTATGATTCCCAATCTGAAGCAGATATGGCTTTCGCCAACGACTTAGCTTTTTGGACTGCAAGAGATGCAGCGAAGATGGACGACATATTTAGAAAGTCCAACCTCTACCGCGACAAGTGGGATGAGATGAGAGGGAAAGACACTTACGGCAATATCACAATCAATAATGCAATCGATTCTTGTACGAATGAATTTATACCAGAAAAGACAGAAAATGATTTCCAGATTTTTATTATGGATGATGCAGTCAAACCAGTAAAAAAAGACAAACGTTATTCATACGATGACACAGGCAACGCAGAACGTCTTAAAGATAGGTTCGGAAGTTTTATACGTTACAACTACACTTCTAAAAATTGGATGTTCTACGACGGCAAACGTTGGCGTATTGATGACGCAGGCAAAATGAAAGGTTTAGTCGACAAAGTGATTGCCGGTTTGAAAAATGAAAAAATTTCAGATTCATATGACGGCTATGACACTGAAGAAATTAAAAAATTCAGAACACGACATTGGAAAGATTCGCGTAATCATAACAAAAAGGAAAACATGTTGAAAGAATGTCAGCACTTATTACCTATCCACAATCATGTTTTTGATTCGGATTTCACGTTATTTAATACACAGAATGGCTACATCGATTTAAATACAGGTCAGTTGTTGGATCATGACAAAAATAAATTCTTCACAAAAATTTCTAAATGCGAGTACACCGACAACGCAGATTGTCCGAAATGGGAAGACTTTTTAAACGACATTTTCTTAGGAAATCAAGAATTGATTAAATTTATTCAACGTTGTGTAGGTTATTCATTATCAGGTTACACTTCAGAACAAGTTTTATTTGTATTGCTTGGCAATGGGAGAAACGGCAAATCAGTGTTTTTAGATATTATGAATGAAGTTTTTGGAAACTATGCAACTAACATCCGTCCACAGGCTATTATGGCAAACAATCAAAAATCGGATGCCAGTCCAGAAATTGCCAAGTTAGACGGTGCAAGATTTGTAACAACCACAGAGCCTAATGAAGGCGATCGATTCGATGAAGGATTAATCAAGCAGCTTACAGGCGGCGATAAAGTTACAGCACGTAAACTTTACGAAAATGAATTTGAATTTGTACCGCAATTGAAACTGTGGATGGCGACCAACCACAAGCCTTATGTACGCGGTACAGACGAAGGAATTTGGCGTAGGTTCGTCATTATACCTTTTGATAAGCAAATACCGCTTAAAGAGGTCGACAGAGACCTTACAAATAAATTGAAAAAAGAATTACCTGCCATTATGAAATGGTGTGTTGAGGGTTACCTTGAGTGGCAGAAAATCGGATTGGCCGAACCTCAAAGCGTCAAAGCGCAGAGAGATGAATATCGTACAGAAATGGATCCAATTGAAATGTTTATTGATGAATGCTGCAGACGCAGAAGCGAAACGTCTCAAATCAAAAGCAGTACGTTATTTCAAGCTTATGATGCATGGGCAAAAGAAAACCATCAGTATAGAATGACGAATACTAAATTCGGTAAAGAAATGAAGGAAAAATTTAAATGGAAAAAGTCAAACGGTGTTCAATATTTAGGAATCGAATTGTTGCAAGAGTACAATCCTAATTTTATTAAGCTTAATTTATAAATTTGGAAGAGTTTTGTAAGGGTTTGGGAAGGGTTTATGTAAAACCTTTCCACCTCGCAAACCTTGATATAAAGCTATTTATACTACTCTTATTTCTTATTTGTAATAGTTGGAATAGTAATATAGAAAAGTATGTAGAATTAAAAATAAGTATATATATATAATCTTCTTATAAAAGTGTTCCAAATTGCAAAAAGTGTTCCAACTCGTTGGGAGAGTAAGGATAAACCCTTCCTAAATTACAAAATAAACTATTCCTACCCTTCCAAAAAGGAGTAAAGATATGACAGAACAAGATATACAAAATTTAATACGAATTGCTGCATCAAAAGAAAACATTATTTTCAGAGCAAATGTGGGCAAAGTACGAACGGCAGATGGGAGATTTTTCGATACAGGTTTGCCTCAAGGATTTTGTGATTTATTTGGTTTCAGACCAGATGGACAGATATTTTTTATAGAAGTTAAGAAACCCGGCGGAAAAATTAGAGATAAGCAAATTAAGTTTATTGAAACAGTAAAAAAAAGAGGTGCGCTTGCAGGTATTGCTTTCTCTGTGGAAGACGCACTCAAAATTATAGAAGGTGATTAATTGAATATCGACAATGACGACGTAGAAATGCAATTCAAATGCACAGTGACGTTTACAGCTAAAGTCAGAGATACATTTCACAAACACACTGATTTACAAAATGTGGAAGAGTATTTGATCAATAAAATTTATGATGAACCGGAAGCCTACATGGATGATTTAGAAGTCACAGATGTAGAGCGGTTATTGTAGGAGGTTAAGGTAATGGGAAAATTTATTTATAAAGGTGAAACGATTGAGATTGGAACTCAAAAAATCTTATATGCATCTCAAAATTTAAAAGTATCTTCTAAAGGTTTGCAAGAAAGATTTGATAAGGGTTGGGATATAGATGATGCGCTTAAATACAATTTCAATCATGTGATGTACAAAGGTAAAATATGCCGAAAGATTAAACATAAAGGACTCATTTTTTACATCGTAGCTGAAGATTTGAAAAGGTCTAAAGTTCCGCCGCAAGCGATTATTAAATATTTAAATGATGGACACATTATGGACGATATTTTACCGCTGGAAACAGAGTTTTATATTGTGGAACGTGAAAAAGATGCTTTGCGAAATTTGGTTTATAAGGACCGTTTACGCAAAGAACGTCAAAAAGAACAAGCAGAAGCACGCAAAAGAGCAGAGCGTCCTTGGTTATACGACGGTACACCGCAGCCGCCATATGAACGCGATGAATACACACAATGGCTTATGGAAACATCTATCTATCCAAAGGAGGTGCGTTAAATGGAAATACATGAATTGATTCCTGGGCAAGAAGTTGTAGTCTACTATGTTGGTACTGTGGAAGAAATGAGCGTACCGAATTTTGAAAAACCGAAAGCAAAAATCAGATTAGAAGATAATACTTCAATTCACATTTGTGATACAAACTACTTCGATTTATTAGATTCAGAAGATTCGGAAAAAGTACCTGATCATTACGCAGGTCAAACAGATGTAATTGAATTTACGCGTCAACAATTTACCAAAGATGAATGGATTGCATCAATGAAGTTCAACATCATCAAATACGCCACAAGGCTGGGTCGTAAAGACGTATTAGATAAAGAGTTGGATAAAATCATCGATTATGCACAACGTCTCAAGGAGGGGCTTTAAATGAATTTTATAGATATCTGCTCCGGGATAGGAGGTTTTAGAACGGGGTTAGAAAAGCATGGACACCAATGTTTAGCATTTGCAGAAATCGACAAATTTGCTAAACAAAGCTACAGGGCTATGTATGATACAGAGAATGAGATAGATATAGGTGATATTACACAAGTTAGCGATGAATATTGGCAACAGTTTAAAGGCAAGTGCGACATTATCGTAGGTGGAACGCCTTGCCAATCATTCTCGATTGCAGGCAAGAGAAAAGGCTTCGAAGATACTCGAGGGACAGTGTTTTTTAGTTACGTTAATGCAGTCAAGAATGTTGAACCTAAATATTTCATATTCGAAAACGTAAAAGGTCTTATTAGTCACGATAAAGGAAACACGATTCGAACAATGTTATTAGCATTTGATGAAATCGGTTATGAATTAGACTTCGATATATTTAACTCGAAATATTACGGAGTGCCGCAAAACAGAGAAAGAATTTATATCGTTGGTAGAAAGAAAGATGGAAATAATATCAATTCCGGGCAACAAAACATATTCGAATATATTTGAGGTGGTTAGATGAAAAATCAATTATATGAAGAAATGTACAGAGTTTATTTAAAAGGTTATTCGTTACAAGAAGTGGCAGAACAATTTGGACTTACTAGACAATCTGTTTATACAGGTTTTAAAAGAAGAGGTTTTAAGTTGAGAAGTAAGAATTTCAATAAATTCGTCATCTATGATGGTAAAAAGTTCACTCTTAGAAATAATGGATATTACGGTTGCACTACTGGAAAAAGAGAATTATTGCACAGATATAAATATGAAAAAGAAGTAAGACCGATATTAGATGGTTGGGATGTACATCACATAGATCATAACAGACTTAACAATGATATAGATAACCTTGTGGCTTTGCCTAAAAGTATTCACGCATGGTTATTCGCAGAAGGGAGCAATCAACATGTCAAAAAAACTGCAGGAGTTGAAAAAATGGGCCTCGTTGAACATTACATTAACCAATTTGTTGCCAATAAATACTACGTGTAATGTTACAACACGACTAGTTGACATCTTAGAAACAGATGTAGATGAAAGTTACTACTTATCAGAAGAAAAGACGAAAAAGCTAACGCTTAATGAAGATCTGAGCGGAAGATTAAATCATTATGATTACAGAGATGTAGATAGTGTCCATAGTGTGAATAAGGTTAGTCCTACACTTAACACAATGCAAGGTGGAGATAGACAACCTAAAGTGGCAGTCGTTGGAAATACATCTAACACTGACTACCGTTCACAAGACGTTTACGATATAAATGGTATTTCGTCTACGTTAATGAGTAGAGATTATAAAGGTCCTAAACAAATTGCAGTTCCAGTTCTAACACCAGATCGATTGGACAAAAAACAAAACGGTAGAAGGTTTAAGAACAACGATGAACCGATGTTTACGTTAACTAGTCAAGATAGGCACGGGATAGCTATTAAAGAAGTACCTAAAACAGTATTAACTGGTAATTTAAGAATTCGCAAACTAACACCTTTGGAATGTTGGCGACTTCAGGGCTTTACAGACGAACAATTCTACAAAGCTAAAAATGCAGGTGTAAGCAAATCTCAGTTATATAAACAAGCAGGTAATGCAGTAACTGTAAATGTTGTAGAAGCGATTGTAGCTGCGTTATGAGAGAACTTACAAACACAATTAAACAGCGTTTCAAATCAGACACACGAGGACGTAGTTTAACGCAGCTAGAGCAAGAGTTGCAGAGCAGAGGTATAAAGGGGTTTGTGATTGATGCAAGCCCTACACGCATCATTGCAATCGTTGCGAGAGAGGATTATTTGAATAATAGGAGGAACTGGAATGGGCGAAATAACTGAAATGATTTTAGAAGGTATTTTATGTGAAGTATGCGGAGGATTGACTATCGAAGAAAATGAGGAAGTACCTGGTCATCCAGTAACTTGTGAAGATTGCAGAAGAGAGGTTGAATAAAATGGTCAAGATTAAAGTAGAAAAGAAAATGAATTTAGCAGAATTGATTCAGTGGGCTTGGGATGAAAAACAAAGAGATGAACATTATGAAAGTGATTTAGGAAGAAATGTACATTTTGACATTGATTGTTCTGTAATCTCAGACCCAATGATAACTAATCAAGACATATTCACTTTGGAAGTCGAGGAAGAAATCACAGAGGAAACGAGATTGCCTTTGTTGTTAGAGATTTACTGGGAATTTGAAGGTGAGAATCTAATGGGTGATACATCAAAGAACGCGTGTATTACAGATAGATATGATTCGTATAGCGTAGCTTTTTACATGGTTCATTCAGACGGTACACTCACTCTCTTGTGGACTAAGGAAGGGGGAATGCAGTGATGATACCTAAATTCAGAGTATGGGACACATACGAAGAAGAAATGTGTAATGATATTTTCTTTACCTGGCAAGACTGTGGTTATGAAAGTTTAAATGAATGTTTGAGTGATGATCGATTTGTTTTTCTACAATCAACAGGAATGTTCGACCAAGAATGTATTGAAATTTACGAAGGAGATATTGTCAATTTAACAGTGTTTGTAGATGTGGGATATGACGGATATGAAGAAGGAGAATTGACACATCACAATGTACCTATTGTGTATAGAGAAAAATATCCTGAGGACAATGGAAATCAACCAAAGGAATGGGGATTCCTTATTAAAGATGAATTTATTAATTTTGCACATTATCACCCTGTGCATGACGAAAGTTTTGAGATTGTCGGCAACATTTACGAAAACCCTGCATTACTGGAGGAAGATTAGCATGACGAATAATCAAATTGAAATTAACGCACATGATTATGCACTATTGATTGATGATATTAAAAACCTGAATGAAGTTATTAAAGGACTGAAAGAAGATTGGTCAGCACTAAGCAGCTATGTAGATCAGAAAATCGAAAATAATCCAAGCAACAGCCAATATAAGAACATCAGGCACGCAATGGATTACATCAAAGGAGGGATAGTTGATGAAGACTAAGGAATTTATTAAAGGGATTGAAGAGTTAGGTTGCAAAGTCAGAGGACGTGGCTATATCAACGGAAAGGAAGATCTTATAGTTTATCGAAAAGACAATCATGATACAGTCGCATATGTTTGCGAGAACGTTATATATTCATGCGATACAAATCGTATAGACTTTAGCAAATTGTCAAAAGAAATACAAAAAACTTTATTTGAACTCATTGTAGAATACGCTGCTACTCCTATAGAGGAACGAGAAGAAGAAATGAAGTTTTATTTAAGGTTTAAAGAAATTAATGATGTTTGCGGAAATGATTATCTTAATTTACCAGTCTTTAAAAATTCCGTTGTTATAGGAAACAAAATACCTAAGAAGAATTATAAAACTATATTCACCGAAAGAGATATGGGATTGTTGCCTTATTCTTTTTATCAAATGATTATGCAAGGTCATCTTGTGAAGGAGGAATTGGAATGAAATACAAATACATGGAAAAACAAGTAGAAGGTGCTAAACAAGTAATGCAGGAAGAGGAGTGAGTAGAATGGAAAATTTTTTATTAATATTAATCATAGCATTAACACTATTTCTTTTGTTTCCCGTATCTATTTTTATAATTATTGTCAGCTATGCTATCAAAGAAAAAAGAGAGCTTAATAAAGAGTGGGAACAAATGGAAAGAACGCATCAAGAATTTAATGAAAAGGTTAATAAAAGGATGGAAGAAGAACGCAAATATTTAGATGAGAGAAAATTGAAAAGACACGTTAGTAAAGGATTAGATAGACATTTTAAATAATACAGGAAGTGATACTAATGATTAAACCAATACTCAAACCAATACTTAAACTAATCTTAACGCTTACACTATACGAAGCAGCTAAATACATCACTGAACAGTACATTATTTACCGTACACAGAACGATGATGTGGAAGCACCTGCAGACTTCGATATAAACGATCACATACATCTTAATGATTTAAAAGCAGAGGTGAGTGATTGATGTGGATAGCATTAACCATTCTCTTCGCTCTCCTCTCTCTTGTCCTGTATATGGCGAACAGAGAGTTGAATGAAGAGTTGGAGTTAAAAAACATTATTATTGGTAACTTAAGGGAGGCAAAACGCATTGACAAAAATTGAACCTGCGACTTTCAGATATATTGAAAGTGAGATTTATAATCTTGAATCAACTAAAAAAGACATTAAGAAGTTAAGGCTCGAAATACTCAATCCCACAAAACAGGTTGATGATAATATTGTATATGGTCCATTGCAGAAAGGGGAACCTACACGTGCGACAGAAGTTATGGCTACAAGACTTATGACGAATAAGATGTTACGCAATCAAGAGGAAATGGTTCAAGCGATTGAAAGCACTTATAGCAAATTACCTGAGGAATATAAACAAGTGATACGTTTGAAATACTGGAACCCTAACAAAAACATGAAAATGGAGCATATTGCTGAAGAGTGTTTTATGCACCGTAATACGGCAGGTAAAATACGCAAAAACTTTGTGAGAGCAGTAGCTTTAGAGGTTGGAATGAAATAGTGATGTGCATCCGGTGTGCATAGAGGGTATTATTTGATGATATTATGATAGTGTAGAGGAATTCTACAAAGCCATGACAAACGACTCAACAACCTCCCTAAATAATTTTAGGCATCCGATAGAAAAATCGGGTGTCTTTTTGTAGTTAAAAGGGTATATAAATGTGACACAATAAAATTATGGAGGTATATCGTTATGGCAGAAATAGAATTACAAGAATTTTTGGACGAAGTTTACAGAAAAGAATTTTTAGAATCAAATTGGGCGGGTCCAGAAGTCAAAAAAATTTTAAACGATTATGGTATTACTCAAAATATTGGCAATTTATTGTTAGGAATAAAGAATGACGAAGATTCAGTAATGTTAACATTTATTTCAAATGGGGATTTATTCGTATATACTGTTTTTTTAGGACAATACTATCAGTATTTCAAAGTTTTACGCAATGTTAAAAGTATAGATGTTCTAGCATATAAAAATTACAACATTTTAGATGAAAAAGTTTGGTACACTGATTTATTTATTGGAAAAGAATCATTGCCAGTAAGAACGTCGTTGCATGTGGATGAATTTGTCAAAACATTATTAAACAATTAAAATGCTAACGTCCTTAATTGGACGTTTTTTAATGTCAAAATACAAAGAGTTAATAACGTAAAGTAGGTGATAGTATAAGATGACTAATATGTTAAACGGCGTTAATTTTGAAGATTATCTAAAATTAACAAAAAAACAAAGAGAGTATATACGTATCAAAAACGAAACGGATTTAAGCGACAAGGAAATAGCGATTGAAATTAACACGCCGCAACCATCTATCAGTAGATGGAAAACAAATGACAAATTCAAAGCAGGTTTAATGGCTTATCAAGCGCATCATTTAGAAAGTTCTGTACCGCAGGCGTTGCAAACAATGATTAGTTTATTAAATGCTAAAAGTGAATTAGTTAAGTTTCAAGCAGCAAAAGATATTTTAGATCGTACTGGATATAATCCAATTGAGAAACAAGAAGTAGAACACACTGGATCGGTTCAATTCGTGGATGATATCTAATGAGAGTGAAGTTAAGTGAACTAATACCTGAACACTTTCATTCCTTATGGCATGCAGCAAAGGATAAAACCAAGTTAAACATTATAGCTAAGGGTGGACGTGGTTCGGGTAAGTCATCTGACATCGCTATTATTATCGTGCTGTTGATTATGCGTTATCCAGTGAACGCATTGATATTACGTAAGATAGACAATACATTAGCTTTGTCAGTGTTTGAACAAATTAAATGGGCAATCAATATTATGAGTGTATCGCACTTGTTTAAGATTAAGGTATCGCCTATGGAAATCACATATGTTCCTAGAGGTAATAAAATGGTATTCAGAGGAGCGCAGAACCCTGAACGTATTAAATCATTGAAAGACGCTCGATTCCCTTATGCGATAGCTTGGATAGAGGAATTAGCAGAGTTTAAAACTGAAGATGAAGTAACGACCATTACTAACTCGCTATTACGCGGTGAATTGGATAATGGTCTTTTTTATAAGTTTTTCTATACGTACAACCCACCTAAACGTAAACAGTCGTGGGTGAATAAAAAATATGAATCTTCATTTCAACCTGATAATACGTTTGTTCATCATTCAACTTACTTGCATAACCCTTTCATAGCCAAAGAGTTTATTGAAGAAGCAAAGGCAGCGAAACAACTTAATGAGCTGCGTTACCGTTGGGAGTATTTAGGTGAAGCGATTGGCAGTGGTGTTGTACCATTCAACAATTTACGCATTGAAACAATACCTCAAGAACAGTTTGATACATTCGATAATATACGCAATGCTATTGACTTCGGTTATGCTACAGACCCGTTAGCGTTTGTTAGGTGGCATTATGACAAGAAGAAACGCATTATATACGCTATGGATGAACACTATGGCGTACAGATAAGCAATAGAGAGATTGCACAGTGGATTAAGAAGAAGGGTTATCAGAATGATGACATCTATTGTGACAGTGCAGAACCCAAGTCTATAGCTGAGTTAAAAATAGAACAGAACATACCACGTGTAAAAGCGGTTAAGAAAGGTCCGGATAGCGTGGAATACGGTGAGCAATGGTTAAATGATTTAGAAGCTATTGTTATAGATCCTAATCGAACACCTAATATAGCAAAAGAATTCGAAAACATCGATTATCAGACGGATAAAGACGGTAATATAAAGCCTCGATTAGAGGATAAAGACAATCATACTATTGACGCTACAAGATACGCCTTAGAGCGTGACATGCGTCAGTCATCTATTAGTATTTTAAAACCTAAAGGGCGGTGATTAATATTTATTTACCTGATGAAAAGCCTTATGGCGAAAGAATTATGGAAGAATTAGAAATGAAAAATAAGGTTTTTGAAGTGGAACAGTTAATGAAATTGATTAACAATCATAAAACAGAAATACCTATGATATTAACTGGTCAAAGATATTACGACAATGAGCCTGATATTATCTTTGCAGAACCTCCTCATAATTTTGATGGAATCATTGATAAAACTAAACCTGATTGGCGTATACCTACAGCTTATCATGCTAATATGGTAGACCAAAAAGTCGAATATATGGTGGGTGATCCACCGACTATTACACATCAAAACAATAAGTTGAATCAGTTAGTAAATGAACATCTTGATGACGATTTCAGCGATGATTTAATAGATATTTTAAAAAACACTTCTAATAAAGGGAATTCTTGGTTGCACATTTATATTGACGAAAACGGAGGATTTAACTTTGTCGAAATTCCTACGGAAGAAATTATACCAATATGGGCAGACAGAAAATGCAAAGAATTAGATGCTATTATCCGTCATTACATCTCAGATGATGTGTTAAAAGTCGAGTATTGGACGAAAGAAGATGTTACTTATTATGAAATGCATGGTGGAAGTCTTGTATTAGATTATTCATATGAAGAACCATATACAACACATTACGATAACGAATCGTGGGGACGCGTCCCTTTTGTAGAATTTAAAAACAACAGCGATAATGTCGGCGATATTTGGCGCTATAAAGCAATTATAGATGCAATTAATAAAAGGATTTCGGATTTACAAAATACTTTTGATGAATCAACTGACCTTATCCATATTTTAAAAGGATACGAAGGGGAAGACTTGAGGGAATTTATGGTAAATCTCAAGCATTATAAAGCAATTAATGTAGCACATGACGGCGATGTAGACACAATACGTGTAGATGTCCCAGTCCAATCATCTTTAGAGTATCTACAAAACATGAAAGAATATTTAATTCAATTCGGACGTGGTGTTGATTTTTCCCAAGATAAACTCGGTAATAGTCCAAGCGGTATTTCTATTAAGTTTTTGTATGGAAACTTAGATCTAAAAGTAAAACCTTTAGCACGTAAAACGCATGTTGCAATCCAAAATTTGATTTGGTTTATTTTGAAGTTTTATGATTTGAATGCAGATGAATATAAAACGTTTGATGTTTCTTTTAACTATAATAGATTGGTTAATGAATTAGAACAAACTGATATTGTCAGCAGGTCCCAAACTATGTTGAGTCAAAAGACACTTTTATCACATCATCCTTTTGTAACGGATGTAGAAAAAGAATTAGAACAAATGAACGCTGAAAGTGTTGTTTACACGCAAGATACTTCAGAAAAAGTAGATGATAACGATGAAGAACCAGAAGGATATTGAAAGTAAGTTAGATAGATACATTGCTGAGTCCGAAACGGTCGTTCAAGAGATATTTGCTAGGATATTGAAGATGATACTTGAATCGTTTACTTTATCTTATGTTAAATATTCAAAAGAAGATGATCCACACATTACTTGGACAGAATTCAACAAATATAATCGCTACAACAAGATGTTAGATAAGATGGGCGATATGCTTGATGATGAGTTTAAAAAGTTGAAACAAGAGATTAAAGAAACACAACAAGCTGTGTATTTAGACGGTTTTATGTCTCATATGTATCTGATTGAACAGACATCTGATATTCAAATGTCATTTACTTTACCAGATGATAAAGTCATTCAAAAAGCATTAAATCAACCTGTGGAAAAGATTAATCTTGATAAGACGTTAGAGAAACACAGGAATAAAGTGCTTGAAAGAATCAGAGTTCATACTGCTACTGGATTGATGGGCGGCAACAGCTACAATGAAATTGCTGAAACTATTGAAAAGGATGTAGGTATGACAGAAAAGCAAGCACGTTTAGTAGCACGTACAGAAGGTGGGCGTTCTCAATCACAAGCGCAAGTAGACGCAGAAGATGTTGCTAAAGAAAACGGTGCTAGAATCAAAGGCTATTGGGATGCTACGTTAGATAGTCGTACAAGACCATCACATGCACATCATGACGGTGTGGAAGAAGATGAGAATGGCAACTTTACTGTAGGTTTATCCACTGGAAAAGGACCACGCTTACTCGTCGGTGTAGACAGTGCTAAACAAAACATCAATTGCAGATGTAAGAAGTTGTATACTGTGAATGGTATGAAACCTCAAATAAGAGCATCAAGAGACAAGAACAATAAAACAAAACAGATACCTTATGTTACATATATGGATTGGTACAAGGAACGTACAGGTAAAGAATATCCATATAAACCTAATGGTAAGAGGAAGAAGGTTAAATAATAATGGCAGACAAAACAGAACGTTATTTAAAAAGTATTGATAACACTTTGAAAAATATTGAAAAAGAACTTAAGAAACTGAACAAAAGTGATACATCTATTGTAAGTATCGATAGAAAAGGTATGCATGTAAAAAAGAATTAATTATTTAACCGACAGTCGTGAGATTGCCGGTTATTTTTATGCCCAAAAATGCTTAAGGCGTTAAAAGGTGCAAACTCGTGCTGGATAAGACCAGTGTTATCAAAAATGTGAGGAGTAATAAATATGAAAAGAGAATTTTTACGCGGTTTAGGTTTGGAAGAAGAAACAGTTCAAAAGATTATTGATGAACATCATGATTCTTTAAGAGATTATAAAAACAAAGAGGAATCGCTTAACGAGCAGCTAGATGCAGCTAATACTGAAATCTCAAACCGAGACCAACAAATTCAAGAACTGCAAGATAAAGTTGGTGATAATGAAGGACTAAAAAAAGAATTGGAAGAATACAAAAATTCTAATGCTGAATTTGAAACTAAGATGAAAGATTTAAAAATCAATAACGCTATTAAAACTGCTGTTGCAAAAGAAGCTAATGACCCAGACGACATTTTAGCTTTTATCGACAAGGCAGATTTAAAACTTGATGGTGATACAGTGGTTGGATTAGAAGAAAAAGTAAGTGCTTTAAAAGAATCAAAGCCCTATTTATTTGAACAACCAAGTGTTAAAAAAGGTAGAACTCCGTTAGCTAGTGATGGCAACAAAGGGTTCTCTAAAGAGGAAATTATGAAAATCAAAGATCCGACTACTAGACAAAAAGCAATTGAAGATAACATTCAATTATTTAACTAAAAGGAGAATGTAATATGGACAAAACAAACTTTTTAAAATTAAACTTACAGCACTTTGCTACACCTAGTTATCCAGAAACTGGATTACAAACTATAGCTACATTAGACAACTTTAAAGCTAAATCAATTGATTTTACTTATCGATTTGAAGAGAATTTAAAGGATTTCCGCGAAGCTTTAGGGATTTCTCGTTTATTCCCTGTACAAAGTGGTATGCAAATCGAATTATTAGGTAAACCTGAAGTGACTTTGGCTGATGGCAATGTAGCTGAAGGTGATTTAATCCCACTTTCTAACGTAACGCCTAAAGTTGCTGAAACAAAAGAGATTAAACTATCAAAATATCGTAAATCAACGTCAGGTGAAGCGATTCAAAAATACGGTTTAAACTCTGCAATTGACATTACAGATGAGGCGCTTATTAAAGAAGTGCAAAAAAATATGAGAAAAGATTTATTCACTTTAGTCCAATCAGGAAGCGCTCAAACTAATTTAAATGCAAGTAATGGATTGCAAGGTGCGTTAGCTTCAGCATGGGGTGCATTAAACACAATTTTTGAAGATGACACTATCCGTGTTGTTGTATTTGCGCATCCAATGGACGTAGCGCAAGCAATTGCTGATAAAAAATTAACGTTAGAAACTTCATTCGGACTGAATTACTACACAGACGCAACAGGTGTTGTTGTATTTACATCAACTCAAGTTGAGCAAGGTAACATCTATGCAACTGCTGCAGAGAATTTGGTTATTGCTTACATTCCTGCAGGCAATTCAGATCTAGGTCAAGCGTTTGACTTAACTTCTGACTCAACAGGCTTGGTAGGTATGACTCACTTTGTACATCAAGAAACATTAACACACCAAACATTAGTGGTATCAGGTGTATTAATGTTCCCAGAACGTTTAGATGGTGTAGTTAAAGTACCTTTAACAGCAGGAGCAGAAACAACTGAATCGACACCGACAGCCTAATAAAGAGGTGATATTGAATGGCAAAATTTAAGGTGATTAAAGACTGCAAGAATAAAGAAGATGGACAATTATTTAATGCTGAAACAGAGGTTAATAAAACAGTTAAGTACATCGAAGATTTTGAAAAGCGACTAAAAAAAGCAGGGTATAAATTACCTTTTTTTGAACGTCTGAAAGATGAATGAGGTGTAAAACCATGGATTTACTAAAAGTTAAGTTAATAAATGAGTGGGATTTACAAGATACTTCTAAAGACGAAGAAATTGTTTTATTAATTCCTCATTATTTAAAAGTGGCTGAAGAATATTGCCATAGGTCGTTTGCATCATCGTTGCCTCATGGAGTAGAAGAATTTATTGCTCACAGTATCGCAACAAGATTGAATAAACACAGTAATCTAGCTGGTCGTTCGATGGGGACGGTCAGCTATACTTATAAAGATAGCGATGACCAACATTTATATGACAAGTTAAAACAATATAGAAAGGTAAATTGGGGTGGAAATTATGTTTATTGATGAATTTCCACACGAAATCACTATAGAACGTGTAACAACTCTTAACGACACTTCGAGTTATCCACCTAAACAAATACAAGATAAAACAACAACAAATGCTACTGCTTTTTTAGACACGCCTAGCACGTCGCAGAAAGCAGAGTTCAAAGCATTAGGTGTTGAGTTATCAAGAATGCTTTATGTTCCGTATAACGTGGATATTAAGCGTTCTGATGTCATTGTATTTGAAGGTGTACGTTACAAGTTAAATGGTGATTTAGAGGACCAAGGCGGCCAACATGAAATAAACAGAGTGCCATTAGTGAGAGTGTAGGATATGGCTAATAGTATAGGTAGAGGACTTCAAAAGTACAAAGCTAAAGTGTTAAGCGAAGCTAAACGCGGTGTAGCAGAGACGACAGCGTTATTGCACAGTAACGCGTCTAGTATGGCACCAGTTGATACAAGTGCATTGAAAAACTCAATTGATATGTCAATCAGTGGTTTTCACGGCCAAGTCAAAGTCGGTGCCAGTCATGCTGTATACGTCGAGTTTGGTACTGGTGTATATGCTACAAGAGGTTCGCGTGCTAAGAGGATTCCTTGGACTTATTTTAAAGACGGTCGATTCTTTACTACTCGTGGTATGGTTGCTCAACCTTTCTGGTATCCGTCGTTAGATATCGCACGCCAATATTTTAAAAGTTATTTTGATTAAGGGAGGTAAGACACATGCAAGCTATATACAAAACAGCTGAACAACCATTATTTAGGGCAGTGATGACAAATTTGTACAAGTCGCCATTATTCGAACAATTAGGACGGAACATTTTTGACCGTATGCAAACCGATATAGGTTTAGACGAAAATGGCAATAATGTACCTCAACTGACTTATGTAGTTGTGGGTGAAACGAACACACTGCCAACTTATCGCAGCAATAGTCATATAGAGAGAATTGCGATTACCTTCCACTTATTCCATAGAAATAACGATAACCAGTATTTGGTTGTGGATGAAACACGCGGATTACTTTCTGACTTGTCATATTATGCACAAAAAGAACCGATAATGGATTATTACAGTTGCAAAGAAACAAGAATAGATACGCAACAAGTAATTACTGATGTTGACGGTGAAACGCAACATGGTATTTTACGAATTGCTTATACAGTAGATCATAAATTGAGATATAAAAACTAAGGAGTGGATATAAATGGCAGTAGACAAATGGACCCTTATTGGTATTCCAGCAGATACACCGATCGAACAAGCAAAAGCGACTGACTTCGTTTTAGCAGGAACAAGTGAATTCTCACATGAATTCGAAAATGAATTGAGAGAAAAAATCAGAGGTAATCGTAAAGATTGGTCTGCAGGTGTTGTAGAAGAAACAATCGAGGTTACTTTCCCTTATGACAAAAATATTAAAGGTGACCGAAACTTCAAAGAAGCATGTAAGTATGGTAAACAAATGCGCTTCTGGATTATCAACAATGATGTAGTTAAATACACTGATACTGATACACAAGCAGAAGTAGAAGGACATAATGCGACATTCGCTTATGTAATTCCAGATGGACGTACACTAGAAGTAGATGATGAAGATGAGAATATCGAAGTATCATTAAAGGTTAAATTGAATTCTGCGGACGGTTATGAGCCGAAATTACCAGCGGAAATCATTGACCCTTCTGTTGCATCTGCAATCGTTTACGAGTCTATCGGTGAAGCTACAGGCGACGCAGAGGACGCTACTACTCAAAACATCTAATTTTCATTCGGGGGCAATCGCCCCCTTTTTTATTTATCTATTTTCTAATTAAAAGGAGTAATTAAATTATGACAAACACATTAAATATTAACGGTAAAGACTATACAGCTAAAGGTTCAATCGCATTTGTGCGTGAAGCAAAACAATTCGCAGAAGCGACTGAAAAAGACGGCGTTAAAACTAAAGGTGATGGCGTTACAGGTATCTTTTTAGGATTAATCCAACAAGACCCGGAAAAGTTATCTCAATTCTGGTACTGCGCGGTATCTAATTTAACTAAAGAGAAACCGTCATTAATCGAGGTAGAAAACGCTATTGAAAAATATGCAGAAGAGAACGGAGAAATTGATTCTCTATTCAAAGGCGCATTAAATACGTTAAGAAACGACGGTATGGTCAAGGGAAAGATCAACAACTTAATCGACACAATGTATCAGAACGGCAAAGGCAAAGAGAAAGAACTGGACACGTTCAATCAAATGTACAAAAACGTAACGGGCGAAAATTTGTTCAACAAAGCGGTATAGATTACGACTATATTGTCGAAACTTCAATTCGATTGTTAGGTTACATTCCTATTCATGAATTGGAACAACTCACAATCAAAGAGTGGGAGTTATATATCAAAGGTGCAAGACACAGACGTTTAGACACATTAGAAGATTTACGAACACAATCTATCATGCAAGCACGTTTATCTGGCGGTAAAGACATCAAGAAAATATCTAAAAATCTCGAACACGAACGTCAGTTGATAGATAAGACTGAAACTTCTGTTGAACATGACAAAGCGCATGAAAAGTGGATTAAACGCAAAACAAGAGAAGTACAACGTCAAGCACTTCAACGCTGGTTAGACAGCAAAAAGAAATAGATAAATAAAGGAGGGATTGCGATTGGATGATATAGCACGCTTTATCGCAGAAATAGAAGCAGATATAAGCGACTTTGAACGTGATATTCACAAGGCTATGGCTATGGCAGAAAACTTGCCAGATGATGTGGAAGTGGAACTAAAAGCTACTATCAATGATTTAAAACAAAAGTTGATGCAAGCCGAAGCCTTAGCGAAGCAATATGAAAGTAACGACGCAATCAAAGATTTAAAAGCAAATATAGCTGATTTGCAACAAAAACTCGCAATGGCTAATGCACAAGCTAACGCATTTGAGAGCGATACGATAGAAAAAAGAGTCGAACTTGAAACGGGTTTGTTCAAAGCGGAATTAGCCGCATTGCAAGCCAGATTGGCAGCATTTGAAGCAAATAAGATTGAAAAGAAAATTGATTTAGATACTAACGCATTCAAACGAGGTCTAGTAGCTATCGATAAAGCCTTAAATAGCTATAGTGATAAGATGGACGCCTTAGCTAACGATATTAGAACCACTGGTACAGTTGCGGCGAATGTTTTTAAAGGAATGTTCTTATCATCTATCACTGCTTTAGTACCTGCGATTGCGTCTGTAGTACCTGCTTTAATGGCAGTGATGAATGCTATAGGTGTTGTAGGTGGCGGCGCATTAGGTTTAGCAAATGCGTTTGCGATTACTGGCGCAGGTGTCGTAGGTTTTGGTGCTATGGCAATCAGTGCATTGAAAATGGTAGAGAACGGCACGTTATCAGTAACTAAAGAGGTACAAAACTATCAATCTGCTGTAGATGACTTAAAATCTGCTTGGACTGGCGTTGTCAGTCAGAATCAATCAGCAATTTTTAATACACTGGCAAACGGTATAAACACTGCTAAGGTTGCTTTGCAAGGTTTAACGCCATTTTTAAGCGGTGTAGCACAAGGAATGGAACAAGCTAGCAGTAAAATGTTGAATTGGGCTAAAACTTCACAAGTAGCTTCCAATTTCTTCGATATGATGGGAACAACTGGTGTAAAAGTATTTAACAATATGTTAAGTGCTGCTGGTTCATTCGGTAGCGGTTTAATCGCAGTTATTACTAATTTAGCTCCATTGACAGAATGGGTCTCACAAGGGTTCGCTAAAATGGGTGAATCTTTCAACAAGTGGGCTACAAGCGTTGAAGGTTCGCAAGCAATTCAAGATTTTACTAATTATGTTAAAACTAACTTACCGCTTATCGGCGAAATCTTTGGATCTACATTCAAAGGTATCTTTAACCTGATGAAAGCATTTGCTCCTAACTCTCAATTAATTTTCCAATCTTTAGCAGAAATGGCGAACAGATTTGAAGAGTGGAGTGCAAAAATAGCTGCAAGTGACGGTTTTAAACAGTTTATGGACTATGTACAAACGAATGGACCTAAAGTGTTAGGAGTTTTAGGGAATCTTGTAGGAATTATAATAAATGTCGCTACTGCTATGGCTCCACTAGGCGCTGTTGTACTGGATGCGGTGTTAGCTTTCACTGAATGGTTGAAAAAATTAACAGAAGCTCAACCTATTATAGGAGCTATATTAGGTGTAGTTTCTATTTTAGCTGGTGCTTTCATGTCATTGTATCCAGCTATTCAATTCGTAATGACTGTAATAGTACCATTAATCGGAGCTTTTATAGAGTTTTTAGCCACAAGCTCTATTGTAGAAGGTATTTTAGGTGCTCTAGCTGCTGCATTCAGTGCGATAACTGGTCCAGTATGGATTGTAATCGGAGTCATTGTAGCATTGATAGGTATTTTTGTAGCTCTATGGAATTCTTCGGAAACTGTAAGAACAGCTATGATAGAAACGTGGAACGCAATTAAAGAAGCAGTTATGTTAGCTGTAAATGCAATCATACAATTTATTTCGCAACTGGTAATGAGGATTCAAGAGATTATAGCGCCTTTAGTCCCTATCTTCCAACAAATTTGGACTGCAATTGTTACAGTGGTTGAGACAGCAATCGGTATACTTCGACCTATCATAGAGCAAACATGGAATACTATAAAGGCGACTACACAAATTGTGTGGGAAATTATTAAAATGATTATAACTGTTGCCATGGAAATAATTGTAGGTACGATAACAGCCTTATTACAAATTTTATCTGGAGATTGGTCAGGAGCTTGGCAAACTATTAAATCAGCAGCTGAAAGTATTTGGAACGCTATTGTTCAAGCGTGTAAAAATATCTTTAATATTCTCAAAGAATGGTTTTTAAATTTATGGGAATCAATTAAGCAAAATGTTAGTACAGCTTGGGAAACTATTAAATCAACTATAGTTAATAAGGCTCAAGAGATTGTTAATAGTGCTAAACAAAAATGGGAAGAGTTAAAATCAGCAATATCTAGTAAGATGAACAGCATTAAGTCTGACATACAATCGAAGTGGGAATCTATAAAATCTGATATTTTTAATAAAATACAATCCATTGTAAATGATGTAAGAAGTAAGTGGGAAGAAGTAAAATCGACTATTAGTAATAAGTTAAATTCTATAAAATCTGATATCCAATCAAAGTGGGAGAGTATCAAATCGACAATTTCTAATAAAGTCTCTAGTATAGCAAGTGATGTAGCAAGAGGTTTTGGTGAAGTTGTTAGTAATATAGGTCGTGCTATGAGCGAAGCTGTAGGTTCAGTAGCTCAAGGAATGGGAAGAGTTGCTGGAGAAGTTGGTAGAGGTGTGAGTAATGCAGTAAGAGAAGTAGCTTCCTTTGTGGGCGATATGGTCGGTGCTGGACGTGACTTGATTCAAGGTATGATACAAGGTGTTCAAGCAATGGCAGGACAAATCGCTAGTGCTGCACGTTCAGTTGTATCAAAAGCAGTAAGTGCAGCTAAATCGGCATTAGGCATTCACTCGCCTTCACGTGTGTTTATGGAAATCGGTAATTATACAGGTGAAGGTTTGGCAATCGGTATACATCAAATGACAAGTAATGTTGTTGGTGAAGTCGAAAATATGGCCAATCAAATGGAGAAAGCATATGCACCAGAATTAAAGTCAATTAATCCACAAATGAACAAAGACATCAATGGAATGAGTGACAAGATTAACGGTGCGGTAAGTTCTGATATTACAAATGGTGTTGAAGTTGCTCGACCAATTATCAATATTACAAACGAATCTGACTTACCGGCAATCAAAACATATGTGGATGATGAATCTGCTAAAGAGCGTATGCAAAGGAGGATATAAGCTTTGAACTATACTGATTTAATGATAGTCAAAGATAATGAAGAGTTTTTAATAAGCAACAATAAATTGACTGGGGACGCATTGAGCGTTTCCAGTTTTATTGTTGGATCTATTATTCAAAATCAAAGGTTTGAATACGGCGACGGAATGAATCGTCGTGTTGATTATGGTTTTGACGATGAGTACAGAAAAGCAAAAATGGTTGTGGAAGCAAAAACTAAGTATGGTTATGACATTTCTGCACTGAGAGATGCAATCAATGAGCTGTTTTACGGTACGTATTACATTCGTGAAATGAGATTGACTTACGATAGTGATAAACCTATTAAATATGAAAGTATCGGTAAAACTACTGGGGATATGAATTTAGGCGAGCCGAGACTTGTCGGAGGAAAGCAACTGAAAGTGCGTAATGTGAGTGAAATAGTGCAGAGTGTAGATGATTTATGGTTTGAATTCGAAGTTGAATTTGAAACGGTGGAATTACCTTACTGGGAAACGTCATATACAACGCAAGACGTTGAGAAAAACAGTAACAATTTAGATTTCGAAAAGTTTGGTACTGTCGATAATTTAAATGTTGATAGGCTCAAATATACTTTTACAGATACAGCATTTGAAGTTTGGAACGCTGGTAATGTTACGGTTCGCCCTGAAAACATGAAGTTGAATATTAGGTTATCTAGCTTAGTAACGGATGGCAACTTTGTTTTGATCAATGAAACTACAGGTGAAAAATTTGAGTATAAACAGCCGAGAACAGGAAATACCGTAGATTTGAACGGTACAAAAGTTCTGGTCGGCTTAATAAATAACAAGTTAAGAGATACAAACAGAAAGTTCATCAGTATTGTACCAGGTATCAATAAATTTAAAATAAGCGGTGGTAGCGTTGCAGATGTGCAGTTTGACTTTCCGTTTTATTACGTATAGGAGGGAATAATTTGGTTAACAGACATATACTAGATGGTTTTTTTGATAGAAGGAGTGTAAACGGCGTTAACAGTAATTTCGAATTCCTTTTCAGTCTTGTAGAAAAACTTTTGTTTGACTTTACTGATGTTGATAAGAAACTTACAGATAAAACTGCTTTAGATGAAATGAATTTTAACTTTGTCTTTGAAAACTTAAACAAAGTAATGTCATTATCAGAAGAGGCGAAAATAATTCTTGAAAAAGCAGAAGAAGTTAATTCGCAAAATACTAACGTTCAGCAACAATTAAATCAGTTGATTTTAGAAGAAAGTACAAGTGATGCTGAAGTTATACAAGCAAGAGTTGATTTAGATGGTGTTACTAGCGATACATTAAAAGAAAGGATTGACAGCTTACAAAAAGTTGTTAAGGAAACATCTCAAAAGAACGCCCTTTACGAAAAGGTATATAATACTTTTGAAAATTACACACCTCCATCGGACTTAAAAATTGTAGTACCTTTTAAAGTAGCAACATCTTATAGCGGTAATACTTCGATTGATTATGATGTGTCAGTTAATAAAAATCCAGTGACAAAGACATACTATGTAGATGTAAAGAAAGGGGATAATTCTAACCCAGGGACACAATCGTTACCGTTCAAATCAATTAATAGAGCACTTAGATATGGCGATGCAGATGAAATTATAGTTAACGAAGGTGTATACGGATGGACTGACGGATTCAGTGGTTTCTCACAAAGTAAGCCATTTAATTTGATAGGTATAGGTAAAGTATTAATCGGTGCACACCGTGATGGTTTGATTTGGAGTCAAGATTCTACGTACTCAAATGTTTATCAAGCAAATGCTACCAGTGTAATTGAATTAATAGATTATCACAATATGAATGACATCAAATTCTTAGATAAAGTGAATAGTGTGGAAGAAGTATCGCAAAAAGCAGGCACATATTTTATTGACAGTTCTAATAATATATACATTCGTACACATGATTCCAGAGTTCCTGACGATCAAATTCTTCCTAATATGTTTAATGATGCAGTAAAAATCACTGATAATGCTAAAGTTTACTTTGAAAACATAAGATTCACTAATAGTGTTAAATTAATCGCAACGACAGCAGGTAAGAACTTCTTTGCAAAAGACTGCTATTTTTCTATTGGCAGTGGCGGTAACGCATTAAGTATTGAGGGATATGATTTCAATATTATACAAAGATGCGTAGCTAAACATGCAACAATGGACGGTTTTAATTACCATATTAAAAATGGTGTTTTACCTAAAGTTATTGAAATTGATTGCAAAGGTTACGACAACGGACGTAATGGTGCTGACCAGAACAACGGTTCGACTATGCACGATGGCGGACACATTATGAGAATTAACGGAGAATATTATAACAACGGTGGTCCTAATGTGATTGATGTCAATGAAGGTACAGTGTCAGTGAATATCGGCGTACACTCACATCATTCAAGAGCATCAAAAGGTACTATTTCTAACGCTAGTTTTAAAAATGGAAATCTAGGAGCATCAAAAATGCATTTAATCAACTGTGTTTCAAACGGAAGCGATTACTCTATAGTAACAGCATCTTCTGAAAGCAGCGTAACGGCAGTTGAAAATTCATTGCTTATAGAGCCGCGTACTGAAGTTTGATTAGAAGGGTGATTGAATGTTTATAAGAGACTTGCAAGGAAATGAGTACACGCTATTTACAGATTTCGAACACATTGATGAGTTGAATACGAATGATAGTATAAGAATGCAGATTCCCTATGATAAAAATCACAGGGAATTTTTAAGTCAAATAACCGATTTAGAACATTGGATTATCGGAGATATTGTTGGCATTAATAAGTATCGTATCGTTTATTCGAAGAAAGTCACGAAAGGTAATAGTTTTTACGTTGACATTATTGCCAACCCAGAAGTGATTGAAAGATTAGATGAGTTAAGAGTGTATAAACGTTATGATCAATATTTTACAGATGTTCAATTTTTCAACTTAGTATTTGCAAATACACCTTTTACTGTAATGATTAATGGTTCATCAGCTTCATTGATGTGGGAAGGTGTGGGTGATGGAGAAAGTAAATTGAGCATGTTTAAACGGGGTATTAAACGATACGGCTTTGAATTTAAAATTGTTGGTAATGTTGTTTATTTATATGACAAAATCGGCAACGATACCAATTATGAATTCAGGTATAAATTAAACGCTGCGAATATCGTTAAAGAAACAGATTCGCAAGAGTTTTTTACAGCAATTAGAGGTTACGGGAACTATGACCAAGACGAAAAAGATATAGACGGTAAAGCGTTACTAAAGGATACCTACATCAGCCCATTAGCTTCTGTTTATGGCGAAAAGTGGGCGCCACCTTTGCGTGATGGACGTGTAAAAGTAGCGAGTACCTTACGTAAAGAAATGGAACGTATTGTAGATGAATCTTTAAAAATCAGTTTTTCTGCTGATATTTATGATTTATCAAGACAAGGATATGACTATCAACACACTGTTTTAGGTGATCGCGTATTTTTAGTAGATGAACGTATCAAAGAAGATGTTGAAGTACGAGTGGTTAAAAAAGAAGTGAAATACAGTGCTAAAAAAGAAATTATTGATTTAAAACTCACTTTCGGGACAACTAGTATGACAGATGCTTACAAGTCTTCACTGCAGACTACCGTAAAAGAGTTTTCAGAAATAATGGCAGGTATAAAAGCATTACCTTTTGCTGCATTAGATATTGTTAGTCGTTCTATGGTAAGTAAAATCCAAAACACATCAAGCGAGTTATTATTTGATGATATGGGTATTCATTCGGTTGATAAAAATAACGCAAATAATATTGTGACAATGAACAGCAGTGGGTGGATGTTATCAACTGATGGAGGAAATACAGCGAAAACTGCGCTGACCGCAGAAGGTATTGTAGCAGACGCGATTACTACTGGAACACTCAATACGCAGTTAGTAACAATCGTCGGTGAAAACAGCTTAATATATATGAATGGACAAGAGATAGGCGCAACAAGTAATACAACGAAGTCACAAACGTTTATCAGACCGAGAGGTCTTTATATTACTCGACCAGACGGTGCTGTTTATATGCAAGATGGTGTACCGTCAATGTCATTCGACGTTCAGCCCATTTCATTCTATGCTGACGGAATTGTCACCTTCGACGGAAGATTTTATCGTACATCGAGTACAAACTTTGAGATCTTCAATGTAGTTTATGCAGAGCATTCAGCACGTTACATTACATTTACTTACCTTGCTGACTGGGGTGCTGAAAGTGAAAATTCTCATGGTAATGTAGGTTTACGTATTGAGGAATTTGGCGACTTAAATGTATCAGCGCAAGAATCTGTACTTGCGGGCAATAACATATCGACTCAACAAGGAAATATAACGCTTGACTTAGGTACGCCAACGTATAAACCGCTCTATTTCTATTTAAAAATAAAAAATGAGAGTGGAAACACTAAAAACATTGCACGCATGCGAACACTGCGTGTGTATATGAGGGGGTAAACACAATGGTATGGACATTGTATTTAGAAATCCGAAATGGTCATTATGAAATTGTACTCGGCGGTAGTAATATCGTTCCGACAAAATCATACGACAAAGTGTTGCAAACTACCGAACGAATTGCAAGACAATTCGACAAGGTATACTTCGACGGGGAACAACTCCGATTAAAAGAGGGTGAAGAACTGTTAACGATTGAGGAATTGAATGCGAAACGATTGGAAGGATTGCCCGATAATCCTATAGCTAATCCAACAGGTGAAGTATACGACGTTGTTATTTAAGAGAATCGCAGTCATTCTGATTGCGGTTCTTTATTTTTAGTAAAGTGAGGTGCTATATGATAAATCAATTCGACAATGAAGACCTTAAAGACCCTAAAACATTAAGGGTTATTATTAAGGATTTAACAGACAAGTTGAAAGATTTGAGTGAAAGACTAAAAGATGAAGAAAAAACTTTAAACAACCCAGATACAGGAATAAGAGTAGCAATCAAAGATATTAATGAAGATATCGATACATTGAATGAAAAATTGGATGAGATATTAAAATCACAATCAGAAACACGAAAAACTGTCAAAAATGTCTCTTTATCAACCGTTTTAACAGGTGTTATTGGCACTATTGTCGCTTTCGTAATGAAACAGCTGGGTTTTTATTAAAGGAGGGATGCGTATGCGCAGGATTAGAACAATTGAAGGTATCTCAATTATGTATTTGGTTTATTTTACAATTACATTGTACTTTACACCTCGTTTATTTGTTACTGAACAGTCAGATTTATATGATGCGTTAGAATTAGTGGCACCAAACCAAGACACTTGGGAAATTATAGGCATGTTGCTTATTATAATCTATTGCGTTTCATTCTTTTTAAAACATTGGATGAGTAGAGTTGTCGCAAATTTTGTCGGGGGCTCATTTTTTATGCTTATTTGTGTCACTTACATGTTCACATATCCCAATATCGGTGGAGGAATCTTCTTATTTATCAGTATTTACTGTTTCAAGGAGGTTTATATAGCAAGCAATGACCATGAAGACAGTAAAGTAGCAATGCAAAAGAAAAAGTTAGAACAATTGGAAAAAGAATGCGATAGAAATAAAAACAGATAAGTGATTGGAATAAGTCGGCGCACTGCGTCGGCTTTTTACTATATGGAGGGATTTTATGAATTGGAAATTAAGAATTAAAAATAAAACAGTATTAGGTGGGTTAATCGGAGCTTTACTATTATTCATTAAACAAGTCACAGAACTATTTGGATTAGACTTGTCTACACAATTAGAACAAGTGAGCGCCTTAGCCGGTACAATTATTGCTTTACTTGTCGGCTTAGGTGTTCTTACAGACCCGACGACAAAAGGTATTAAAGACAGCGGTATTGTACAGACCTACACAAAGCCTAGAGATAGTAATAATACAGTTGAAATGGTTCAGTGGCAGAATCAAGCACATGCGCCTGAAGTACAACAGTTCCAACCTAAAATATATGATACAACGCAGCCTTTTACAGATGATTCAGACGAAATCGGATTTGATGTGAACGAATACGAACATGGAGGCGGTTCAGATGACAGCAAAACTGACTAAAGAGGAATTTATAAAGTGGCTCAATAATTCTGTGGGGAAGCAATATAACGAGGACCTTTGGTACGGTTTCCAATGTTTCGATTATGCAAATGCAGGTTGGAAGGTGTTATTCGGTCACCTTCTTAAAGGTATAGGAGCAAAAGATATTCCAAACGTTAATGATTTCACTAATGAAGCGACAGTATATCAAAACACACCTGATTTCTTAGCGCAACCAGGTGATCTAGTTATATTCGGAAGCAACTACGGTGCGGGATATGGTCATGTAGCTTGGGTGATTGAAGCGACTTTAGACTATATTATCGTTTTAGAGCAAAACTGGCTTGGCGGTGGCTGGACTGATGGTATCGAACAACCTGGTTGGGGTTGGGAAAAGGTAACACGTCGCCAACATGCCTATGACTTTCCTATGTGGTTCATCCGTCCCAAGTTCAAGACAGCTACAGCGACACGTTCAGCACAATCACCTACACAAAGTATTAAAAAAGCTAATTCTAAAAAGAAAGTAAAACCGGTTAAATTAAACATTGTCAAAGATGTAGTAAAAGGGTACAACTTACCTAAGCGTGGATATAATCCGAAGTTTATTGTTATCCACAACGACGCTGGAAGCAAAGGAGCAACTGCACAAGCGTATAGAAACGGCTTAGTCAATGCGCCATTATCGAGACTTGAAGCAGGTATTGCCCACAGTTATGTCTCGGGAAATACTGTTTGGCAAGCGTTAGATGAATCGCAAGTCGGTTGGCATACAGCTAATCAGTATGGGAACAAGAATGGTTACGGTATTGAGGTCTGTCAATCAATCGGTGCAGATGACAAAACATTTTTAAAAAATGAACAAGCTACTTTCCAAGAATGTGCAAGACTATTGAAGAAGTGGGGGCTACCTGCCAATAGAAATACTATCAGATTGCACAACGAATTTACATCTACATCTTGCCCACACAGAAGCGCAGAGCTTCATACAGGCTTCAATCCAGTTACACAGGGGTTATTGCCTAAAGATAAGCAATTGAAGCTTAAAGACTACTTTATTAAGCAAATCAGAGCTTATATGAACGGTAAAGTACCTATTGCTACAGTTACTCAAGGCACAAGCGCATCAAGCAATACGGTAAAACCAGTTGCAGGAGCGTGGAGACGCAATAGTTATGGTACTTATTATATGGAAGAAAAGGCAAGATTTACGAACGGTAATCAGCCGATTATGGTGCGTACTGTCGGACCGTTCACAAGTTGCCCACATGCTTATGACTTCCAACCTGGTGGTTATTGTGATTACGACGAAGTAATGTTGCAAGACGGTCATGTGTGGATAGGTTATGACTGGCAAGGACAGCGATACTATTTACCAATACGTACATGGAACGGTGTCGCTCCTCCTAATCATGGTGTGGGCAAACTTTGGGGTAGTATCAGTTAA